CGAATTAAGAACGAACCTGCATACGAAAACACATTTCGGGTACTTCACCTAAATCAATGGGTTAATCAGGAATTGTCATGGATAAGTGATTACGATTGGAATAGGGTAGAACATTCTTACACATACGACCAGTTAAAAGGTAGTGAGGTGTTTTTAGGCTTTGACTTATCAAGTACATCGGATATTACCGCATTAACGCTAATTTGTAAAAAGGATGGCATTTATCATAGTTTAAATTGGTTTTGGCTACCACGTGAAAGGTATCAAAGTTCAGCAGATTATAAAAACGAATCATTTGATGAATGGGTGAAGGATGGTCATATTACGTTATGCGCTACCAGAACCGTTGATTATCGGTTGATGTACGACAAGATTAAAGAAATTGATAATGATTTTGTAATCATCAATATTCAATTTGACCCCTGGAATGCTTCAATTTTGGCAAGTGAATTAGAACGTGAAGGGTACACGGTTGAAAAGTTCCGACAAGGGTTTAAATCAATGAGTTTGCCAACAAAGAAATTCAGCGAATACATTATAGAGGGCAAGTTTAATCATTTCGGTAATCCCGTGTTAAGATGGATGGCAAGTAATGCAACGGTAATGATAGATGAACAAGATAATTACAAGATTATAAAAGACAAAAAACAGAAGCATAAGAAGGTCGATGGCATTATTACGAATGTCATGGCATTGGGTGCTATCCTTCAACACGAATACGAACAACCGCAACAAAGCTATTTTGATGCAAATGATGGAATTTGGGAAATTTAATTACTTTTGAAATATGAACTTTGAAACCGTTATTGAAAAATTAAGAAACAATGAGCCATTCCACCTATCAAGATGGGGTGATGGTGAGTTTTTATGTATGTTAGGCAAAGAAGGTAAGAATTGCGATGGACATGATTATACACCTATATTGTCGGAAGAATTGAATCGTGTTTGGGCTGATATAGAAGAATGCGAACCTAATCAATTTCATTTAGTACAACCACACGCACTTAGAACGGTGGAAGGTATTGAAAGTTTCATTAATGGGAAACATTTTGATTCATCCGATTTATTTGTCAAGGCATCACAAAAGTGCGAGTTAGGCAAATTGTTTGCAGCACTTAAAGACAAATACGTTATTTTGGTCGCACCTAAACGCTTTGAGGATTGGGAATTATTCCAAGTAAGTAAGCACATTGTAATTCCCGATAAGAACTGTTTTTCATTATACGAAGATTGCATAAAACATATTGAGTACGCACATCAGTTATCGTATAAACAAGATAAAAAACAAGTTACCTTATATTGCTCAGGAATGATGACAAACGTTTTAATTTCAGAGCAACCAACAGATGAAACGCATATCGACTTAGGCAGCGTATTAGAGCCGTACATAGGTCATTCAAATAGAAAATATCACACAGAAATAATTGAAAAACTAAAAATATGAAAAGAGAAATGATGACAACTGACCAAATTATTGAAATGGTCAAAGGTTACGCAAAAGGGAAGATTTATCTTGAAATCGGTATATTTCGTGGTAAATTACTATCAGAGGTCGGGAAAGTAGCAAAGAAAGCAACTGGTATTGACAATTTTAGTCAGTTTGATGATGGTTCAAATGAATCTATTGCAAGAGAACGATGCGAAGGATTAGCCAAGATTATTAAGGGTGATTGCTATTCACCAGAAGTTTACAATCAAATTAAAGGCAAAGTAGATGTATTGTTTTATGATGCAGGACATTCGTATTCTGAAACGAAATCGGCAATGGACATTTACGCTGCAAAGGTCAAAAAAGGCGGTTTGATTATTATGGATGATTGGAATGTTGAGCATATTAGAGCAGCAACAATGGATTCTGTACCATGTGAGGTCATATTTGAGAAATTTACACCAAAAAACGCATCAGAAGATTGGTGGAATGGTATTGCAGTTCTTAAAGTATGAAAGTCTTAATATTATCGGCTAATTTTGGATTTATTGATGACATAAGACCACAAGCATCACAAACCATTGATACAACTTACAAAACGGTTGATTCAGGTTGTTTTGAGGGTTACCAGGATAGGATTAGAGGTAAAATGCTCAAAATTAGTATTCCATTTCTTGATATTTGCAAGGGTTATGACTTTGTAATTTGGAAAGATGCACGGGTTCAGATTACCAATAGTGCATTTGTCGAATACATGATTGATATGGCTGAAATGCACAACATTGGTGCGGTTCTTCATCCTGAACGCAAGACATTAGCTGATGAATATGATTACATTTTAAAGAACATCAACAAACCATACTTGCAAACCCGATACAAAGATTATGACTTTGCAGGAGAAATAGAGTATTTCAACGATGTGTTAGGTCACACTTTATACAATCCAAGAGTTTTTATCGTAAATATGGCAGACCGTAAGATGATAGATGATTTCTTTCACAGTTGGCGTATGTTGATTGATGATACTACATGGTTTGACCAAACACAATTTAGCGTAGCGTTACAAGACCTACCAAAATTGAAAGTAAAAGACTTATATTGGCAAGATTTAGAGAAATATTGCATCATTCACAAACATGACAAATTGATATGAAAAAAATAGTAGTTTCAGCTTTATTCAATGGTCATGATTACCTAAAAGACCCTGTTTTAGATGGCTATAACCCTGAATGGGAATACATCATGTTTACCGATGACGAATTTATGCAGTCTGATTATTGGCAAATCGTTCCGATGCAAGGCGGTAGGGAAGTGGCGAGGTCATTGAAGATAAAGACACATAAGCACCTAAAATTTGATGTATGTCTATGGATTGATGCAAGTATGGTGTTAAAAGTGAATCCTGATGACATATTAAGCGAATTAGGAGATAATGACTTTTTATTTAAGGTACACCCAGAACGTGAAACCACATATCAAGAAATAAAAGCGTGTGCAAAGTTTGGCAGACTTCATCCGAGTGAGTGCGAAATGTTAGAAATGATGTTTGATGGCATGGGCTATACTCATAAGATTCAAGATAGCCAAATGTTATACGAAACGGGTTTATACATCAAACGAAATACATCAAGTACTATTGAATTTTGTGAGGAATGGTATAAATTAACGGTAGATTGCCTTTACCGTGACCAAGTGGCACTACCTTACATAGTTTACAAGAATAAGCCGTTAATGGATATATTTGATGAGGGCAAATATTTGGCATGGGTAAACTACTCAAAACATAACGACAATTTAAATCTACCTGAAATACATTACTTTCAACCTTTTGCACTTGATGGCAATTTAGGTCAGCGTTATAACGATGTGGCAGATTATTACGATTTGGATGGCGAAGAATGGATTTGCATAATGGACCAAGATATTTGTTTTCTTGATTCAAGATTAAAACTTTGGATAGCGAAAACAATAGCAGCCAATTACCAAGATTATGATGTGTTTACGTGCATGACAAATAGGTTAGCCGATTCGCAGCAAGTAGTACAAAAACTAAATGTAGCTACCGATATACGACACCACAAAATGCAGACTTTGAAACAATGGGAACAATACAGCACAAGCATTAAGGCAGCAACACACCCAACGGCAGGGTTATTAATGATAATGCAGGTCAAAACACTAAAAGCGGTTAAGTTTAAAAACGGTTTGATGTATATTGATACTGACTTTTATCTTCGTGCGGTTGCTGATGGGTTTAGGTTTGGAATCATGCGAGGCATCTACCTATTTCACTATTATCGGTTGTTGGAATCAAAAAATAGTATTACACATTTGCAACGAATGAACTTTAAATAGTATATTTGTTTTCTCATTGTAGGTTTGTTCATTTTCATTTAGATTGATTAAGGTAGGGTAGTTTTATCCTACCTTTTTTATTCACAAAATATTGTAATTTATCAACTGAATGATTCTTATTTAGAATAATTCTATATAAGGTCGTATCTTTGTACTATGGGTTTATTCGGTTTTGATGTCAGCCGTACGAAGAAATTTACAGAGAATGAGGTCAATGACCTTATGAAATCGGTTGAATCAAGGTTTATGGAAACCCTAAAAATTGCCAATTTGCAAGGACTTTCAACAGGTCCATACGCTGCAAATGTTACAACCGACAAAGCCCTATCATTAAGTGCCGTTTGGGCGTGTGTTAAACTACTTTCAGACACATTTGCGTCATTGCCGTTTCATATATACCGAGAAAATGAAGAAGGCAAATTAATAATACCTCATAACGTATCAAACCTAATCAAAAAGCAGCCAACCGAATACACCACATCATACGTATGGCATCAATTAGGTATGTCAAAACTGTTATTAGATGGTAATTTCATTTGTTGGATTGAGCGTAACGATGTAAGTGGAAAGCCAACTAAGTTAGTGCCTATTCTAACTGAATTTAAGATAGTAACGGTTGAAAATGAACTATTTTACAAGTTTAAGTACAACGACCAGACTGAAACCATACCTGAACGAGATATATTCCATGTAAAAGGATTTACTGATGATGGTTTATATGGCAAATCATTAATATCTGCACATCGTGATATGTTATCTATTGGCGTATCATCACAAAAAGCATCAAAAGACTTTTATGAGAAAGGTGCTAAAATGGATGGCTACCTTTCAACCGATTCGGTTCTGAAAGAAGATACATACAAGCGTGTGAAAGATTCTTTCAATTCACGTAACGAGGAAAGAGTGCCATTGCTTGATGGTGGTTTAAAGTTTTATCAATTAAAACTGAATCCACAAGATGCACAATATATTGAATCACGCAAATTTACAGAATTAGACATTGCACGTATTTTTAGGGTACCACCGCACATGATTGGTATTATGGATAGGGCTACATGGTCAAACGTTGAGGCAATGGGAATCGAGTTTAGCAAATACACCATGCTACCACTTTGCACCAACTGGGAACAAGAGATTAACAAAAAACTTCTAACCGAAAGAGAAAAGGAAGACCATTATTGCCGTTATAACCTTGAAGGGTTGATGCGTGGCGATATGAAAACAAGATATGAAAGTTACAAAGTAGCTATTCAGAACGGCTTTAAGTCAATAAACGAAGTACGTGCATTGGAAGATATGAACCCGATTGAAGGCGGTGACAAACATTTCGTTCAAGGAAATAACATGGTTGATATTAATAGCATGGAATCTATTACAGATACAGAAGATAATAATGACGAAAATGGAACAGAGGAACAACAATAATGCAAAGGAACTAAGAACTTTTACGGGTTCGGTTGAGATTCGCAAAAATACAGATGGTACAGAATCACGTACAATCGAAGGTTATGGAGTTGTATTCGATTCATGGTCACACGATTTAGGGTACTTCAAAGAGAAGGTAAGTCGTACCGCATTTGATGGGGTTGACTTTTCAGATGTAGTTGCAACATTTAACCATGATTTTAATATGGTTATGGCAAGGACATCATCTAAGACTTTAAAACTATCCATTGATGACAAAGGATTGAAATACAGTTTTGATGCACCTAAAACAACCGCAGGGAACGACCTACTTGAAAACGTAAGAAACGGTAATATCGTAGGGAGTTCATTTATGTTCAATATTAAAGAACAAAGATGGACATGGAAGGAAGGTCAGGATATTGATGAACGTGAGATAGTAAAGGTTGACCGTTTATACGAATTAGGACCAGTAACCATGCCTGCCTATCCTGATACAACCGCAGCCCTAAGAGATTACGAATCAGCGAAAGCAGAATACAAAAAAGAGAAAACACAAGCAACCGAAGAACCTGAAAAGGTATCGGATGATAAAGCATTGCGGATGAAGATTCGCATTAACATAGCAAAACACAAATAAAAAAAACATGAAGAACATCAAACAACTAACCGAAGAAAGAGCAGTACTTATAACTGAACTTGAAGGATTCGAGGCGAGATTGGAAGCCTTGACCGCAGAAGAAGAAACCCGTGTAAATGACATCACGGTAGAATTGGAAACTTTGAGCAAAGACCTTGAAGCAGCCAAAAGACGTGAAGATGCAAAGAGAACCATTGCTATCCACACTAACCCAATTAAGGACACCACAGAAGGCGTAAAAGGTGCATTCAGTTACACCCGTGCTATTGCAGGCGCATTAAATGGCAATCTTGATGGATTGGAGAAAGAAATGCACCAAGAAGGCGAGAAAGAATTGACCCGTATGGGCAAGTCTTCAATGGGTAACTTGGTAGTACCTACCATGATTCTACAAAAACGTGCTGCCGTATCTGAAAACAGTACCGCAGGAGTTGATGTAATTAGCTTTGAACAAGCATTACAAGCACGTTCAGTTGCACGTGAATTAGGCGTTCAATTTATTAATCTTGTATCAGATGGTAAGGTTGTAATTCAGAACCCAACCACAGTTACATGGGAAGGTGAAACAGATGCTTATGCAGATGGTGGTCAGGCTTTGACAACCGCTTCAATCACTCCTAAGAGATTAGCATCATACGTATTGCTTTCTAAGCAGTTAATCAATCAGCACAACATTAGCGTAGAAAACGCATTCATCGCTGACATTGCAGGTGCAGTAGCAGCCAAGTTGGACTATTCATTGTTCAATGATGATGGATTCACCGAACACGCAGGAAATGGCGTAACTGCAAAAGCAAACGCATCAGTATCTTCATTGATGGGTGCAATGGTTGAGCAGTTGATGATGAGCAATTCAGATAGAGGTACATTAGCCTTCGCAGCATCAGCAGGATTATTCGCTGAAATTGCAGCAGCTACACAAGTATCTTCTGTTACTCCATTGCTTTCAGGTAATGCAGCCTATGGGTATCCAGTTAGATTTACTTCACAAATCAATGACAACGGTTCAGCACAAGAACTAATCTACTTCGCTAATTGGTCTGATTTTGTTATCGGTCAATGGGGTGGTTTGGATATTTTGGTTGACCCATACACCGCAGCAGGAACTGGTCAAGTTCGTTTGGTACTTAATTCATTCTTTGATGGTAACCAAAAGAGAACTTCATCATTTGCAGTTGGTGCATTCACAGGAACTGATATTTCCTAATTAACATAACCTATATAGAAAAGGGTGGGTAGAACTACCTGCCCTTTTTTATTAAACAACAGAACCAAATGAATTACGCAATCGAAGTAGTTACACCCGAAACGGTTTACCCAGTATCAACGAGTGAGTTAAAAACGCACTTAGGGATAACGCATACTGACCATGATACAATGCTTGCTGATATTATCATTGCAGCGTGTAAATTAGCAGAGGCGCAGACATGGGTAACTTTGGGCAGTAGAACGCTAAGAATGCACTTAGATTCATTTTATGATGTTGTTATACCACGTGACCCAATTAGTGCCGTTACTTCAATCACTTATTACGATATGAGTAACGTACAACAGACCTTAGCTGCAACGGCTTATGATGCAGATTTAAAGTCGGTACCTGCACGAATCCACTTTAAGACAGTACCTTCAACCTATGACAGATATAATGCAGTACAGATTAATTTTACGGCAGGTCATGCAACGATAGGCAATGTAGAGGGTGGAATCAAACAAGCTATTAAAATGGTTTGTGCTGATATGTACGACCAAAGAATGAGCATGGTTCACGGGGCTACATCAAGGGCGGTTATAGATTATTCTTTGTTATTTCAGGCATTTAGGAAAAATTATTTCTTCTAATTATGAATGCAGGAAGTTTAGATAGAAAAATCGTAATCCAATCACAAACTACAACCCGTGATGATTTTGGCGGTCAGAACATCACATGGGGAACTTATAAGACTGTATGGGCTAATGTACGCTACAAAACACAACGTGCAAAGGAATCCAACGAATCAGACCAATTAACCGCAACAAGGGTCGTAGAATTTAGAATTAGAACGCTTGATGCACCGCTTGTAGATGAAGCGATGCGAATTAGTTTTGATTCAGGGTTATACGACATTGAACAAATACAACTTTTTGGAAGAAATCAAGACACTTTATTAATCACAAATTTAAAAGTATAAAAAATGGCATCAACAGGAATTAATAATGGTACTTTAACCGCACTCTACATATTTGTTGCGAACGTACCAACGAAAGTAGCACACTTAACTTCAACAGGGTTTAGCGTGAACATGAACACACGAAGCGTAACCACGAAGGATAGCGCAGGTTGGGAATCAATTTTAGAAGGTAGCAAATCATGGGAAATGAGTGCATCAGGCTTTTTTGCAGAAGATTCAGCAGGAGTAGGATATGAGGAACTATTCGACTATTGGAATACAAGAGGTAAGGTATTGGTTGCCTTCACATCGGCAGTTAATGGCGATAAGCGTTACAAAGGATTAGGCTATATTACTTCATTGAGCAGAACTGCACCAACAGAAGATAGCGAAACCTTTGATGTTACTATTCAAGGAACTTCAACCATTACTAAATACACCGTATCTTAATATGGCAGTAATCAAAATCAACGGCAACGAATACGGCATTAAATTCAATTTAAGGGCTGCAAAGGTTTACCGTGAATTAACTGGTGAAGATATCACCCAAATGTCAGGGGTTACGGGTATAGCTGAATTTGTTTACTCTTGTATCGTGGCATATCACAAAGCCGAAAAGACTGAAATCAAAATTACTTTGGATGATGTTTTTGATGGCTTGGATATTACGGCAGCCAATGAAGCGGTATTATCATTAATGCCTAAATCAACGGGGGAGTAGATACCGATAGTGGGCGAGTAACCTTGAATGAGTTGCTCGCTATCGGGGTTGGTGAGATTGGATTAAGTGTAGATGATTTTTGGGATTTAGAATTTGATGAGTTCCATGAAATATCAAAGGCATTTAATAGGTCAAAAAACGAACGATTCAGAGATGAATGGGAACGAAGTAGGTTTTTAGCATTCTATACCCTTGCACCGCATAGCCGAAAGGGGTTAAAGCCAAAGGATTTGATTGAGTTTGAATGGGAGAAAAAAGAAAAGCATGAAGAACTTAAAAGAATTAAAAAAGTTGATTTTGATAGCGTATTTCCAAAGACAATGAAGGCATGAAACCGTTTATCACATTAGATACAAACGATGTAAAAAGATACATTGCGCATCTTCAAAAGTTAGATTATAAGGAGATGAACAATGGTATTATTTCGCTTGTAAGGCAAACGGCTAATGACATCAAACGGATTTACCAACCCATAACACCTACAAGAACATCAGGAGGCAAAACGGGTAAGTATGGTGCAGCACCTGGCAACCTTAGAAGGTCATTAAGGGTGTTTCAAAAAAGGCAAACAGACCCTTTTATAGTTCAATTTTCAGTAGGTTTTACATTTACGAATCAGAATCAACGTGACAAAGGTACAAGCGATGGATATTACGCTTATATGGTTGACCACGGAACGGCAGGGCGTTATCCTAAAAACAAAGCAAGGAAAGTAGGAAGAAATACGGGATTTATCGACAGGGCAAGAAAAGAAGCCAACAAACAGATTAATAAAGGGCTATCGGAAAAAGGGCGGTCATTTATAGTTAGGAAACTTAATAAGATGATTGAAAATGGCAGGGGTTAGAAATAGTACACAAAGGCGTGAAGTAAATATTGGTGCAGGGATGGATACATCCGCTATTGCTACCGCAGTTCAACAAATTACGGGGTCATTAAAAGGTCTAACCGCAGAGATTCAGAATATCAGCAGGTCAACGGCTAATTCTATTGAACCCATGCAGCGGTCATTTAAAAAAGTAGCGGATACATCAGGATTAGCAGGTGCATCCATTATGGGTATGACTGGAATCATCCAAGATTCAAACTATGGGATGCGTGGTATGGCTAATAACATTCAATTTGTTGTGCCTTTGTTGGGTCAGTTGGTAGTACAAACGGGGAGTTTATCGGGTGCGTTTAAATCATTATGGAGTTCGTTAATGGGTCCTTTGGGGGTTATGATGGCGTTTAGTACTGGAATTACCATACTTGAACGTTTTTCTATGAGAAAAAAGAAAGTTGCAGAAGAAACCGACAAAGCAACACAAGCATTTGCAGAAGAATCGGCAGAAGCTGCTATAATGTTTAATCATTTAGAAAATCTTGTCAAATCAAATGGTAGCTTAAAGGATATAAAAAGAACTGCAAAAGAAATTAACGAAAAATATAACACTACTCTTAATGCCGAAAAATTAACCTTAGACGAAATACAAAAAAGCTACACAAATGTCATAAGTTCTATTAAGCAGAAAATGACTATTGAGGCAGGTGGTAAATTAATAAGCGAAGGAATCCAAAAGCAGCAAGCAGCAGAAATAAGATTAATAAAAGCACAAACAAAAGAAGCAGAAACAAAGGCAAGATTTGATAAAGATGCACAAGAGGGGTTCAAGCGTGGCTTTGGTTCTATGAGTGCTTATAATAACGCTATAAAAGAAAGAGAAAAGATAGAGTCAGACATACAAGAAGCAATAAATCAACAGAACATTGGGCTTCACGCATCGGAACAAGCAAGGATAAGATTAGATAAATTAGGACTATTTGAACCTGAAAAGCCTGAAAAGCCTGAAAAGAAGAAAAAGGAAATATTAACACCCGACCAATATTTATGGGAAGAACAATCAAAACGTATTGCCGAAAACATTGCAGCCGAAATACAAGAACAACTTAATAGTGAAATAAAAAACGTAGATGTACAAACACCAATAAATAATATACTTGAAGAAATTGAAATTGATTTAGGTGAAATCGAGGTAACAGGCGAAATATTCCCCAAAAACCAACTATTGGTAAAGTTCACAGAGGGTATTAAAGACCTATCAAACGAAATGAAAGCCCTGTTACAAACCTATGTCGTTGATGTGGTTGTATCTATTGGTGATTTAATCGGTCAGGCTTTGGTTATGGGTGGCGATGCGTTTAAAGGTGGCAAAGAAGATATGCTTAAAGGTTTTGCAGACTTTTTAGGCAAGTTAGGTGGAATGATGATTGCGTTTGGTATTACATTAAGTGCATTTTGGGAAGGATTAAAGACCCCAGCTAATTCAGGAATAGTAATTGCAGCAGGTATAGCAGCAGTAGTGGCAGCAGGGGCAATCAAAGGCTATTTAAAGAAACAAGCCAATAGTAATAATATTGGTTCAATACCATCATCGGGCGGTGGAGGTGGTATGGGTTCAAGCGGTTATAGTAACAACGATATGTATATTTATAGCCGTTTAGATGGGCGTGATTTAGTTTTAAGTAATCAAAGGGCGGTATATCAACAAAGACGATAAATGGCAGTAAGAATTAGAAATCAGTTTTATTCAGAACGTGGTCGCTATTATCGGGTTGAAATACACGATAGCGATTACGCAGGTTCAGTATTAACCGATTTTGAGGATTCAGGATTTGAGATAGATTGGTCTGGCGAAAGTGATAATATCATTGAACCTATTAAACCAAGTACTTGTTCATTTACTCTTATTAATGACTTTTCAACCGACTTCAACGCATTTAGAAACGATTTAGCAACCGCAGCAGAAGATGAGTTTAAGTTAGTCATTTACCTATGGGATGGTGCTGCATGGGATTTATATTGGTGCGGAGTAATTATGACCGATTTAGTCGATTGGGGTAACGATACACCGAATACAGATTTTGTAATTCAAGCTAAGGATGGTTTAAATAGATTGAGTGAAATTGAATTTACTAATATAAATTCTTCACCATTTACAACAGAACCGCAAACATTCATGTATATAATTGAAAAGTGTTTGGCTAAGAATGGTTTAGCATCTTTTCATTCGGGCGATTATATCAAAGTTAGTATTGATTGGAACGATACGCAGCAAAGTTTAGCAGTACCTACACGAATATTAGAGAATGTACGTATTTGGGGTGACTTACTTAGAAAAGACCAACCCGAAGATAGCATTAAGCGCAACGATTACGATGCAATGACTTGTAGGGATGTCCTAAGTAACTTACTTCAAATATTTGCAGCACGTATAATTTACAGCGAGGGTGCTTATCATATTCAGCAAATATCTAATTTCAATGCAGACACTTACACCGAATCGAGATATAATAGTTCAGGGGTGTATGGTACTAATGGAAGCGTAACAAATAAAAAGAGTACTGGTTCAGATTTTATAGTTGCAAGTGGCGGTACGTTTGGTTATTATGCGGGGTTAAGCAAAACGAAATTAACTGCACGTGGCTATCTTGATGTAAAGGGGGCGTATATTAATACATTGCAAGTTGATAAAGATGACACATCAGAAACAAAAACATTACAACTTGGGACATTAATAGGTGCGGTTTATGCAACGGCAACAAAAACAACATCAGGAAATACAAACATATTTAGAGCAGTAGTAGCAGGTACAACGGGGAATAGCATTGCACTTGTATTTGATGGAAGTAAAACGGCAGCAACAGTTGTCAATGATTGGAATACTGCAAACCCAACAAATAAAGTATTAATTACATCAGGGGTCAATACAATAGTTCATAGTGCAGGTACGACTACATTATCAGGCGGTGCAGGTGCGTCAAATAGGAATTTAGAAATTAGCTTTGATTTACAGACATTTTCAAACAATAAAGTATTAGCATCTAACATACGCACAACGGTAGATATTAAGTTGATTTGTGGAAGTTTTAGAATAAAAAATAGTCCTGGCAATACAAATACTGGCACTTGTCTATGGTCACAAACTTCAACGGACAAATGGACATACGTTAAAGAGGGTTACGACACTAAAACAAGTACAATTAATTTAACCACTCCTGAAATAATATTTGCAGAAGAAGCAAATTGCACCGCAGAAATTACAATAACAATAACAAAGGTAAATGGTGCAAGTTGGACTGATTTAACCAATCCAAACCTATTCCCAAAAACCACAACAGACTTCTATGCAGTTTTAAGGAATTTGCGTTTAATTGCATGGGATGAAAACAATGAAACCGCAGGTGATGTAGAATTGAGTGTAGTAAATCCTGATACTACTGCAAACAGTATTGAAAAGCATTTAGGTCAATGGCTTATAAGTGATTATCAAGCAATAGTAACGGGTGCGAGTTCAAAAAATTGGGTAGAAATTTATTCAAATGTCGGAACTTGGAAACGTGCTAATTTGTGGGATGCAGATTTCACAACTAATAATAATTTAGTCAAAACCGTGTTAATGGAACACATGGCATTGCAACGAATACCGATAAGCAAATACATGGGTGATTTCATTGGCGAATACGAAGCATGGAAGTCGATTGGGTACGATTCAGCACGTTGGGCAATGCAAGCAGTTCGATATAATGCCCAATCAGATACATGGTCAGGTACATGGTCATATATGAGCTATTCACAAGCGGATATAGCATCATTTGAAGAAAGGTTAAGACCTGTATCAATAGTGCCAAATAGACCACCTATTAAGGTTTATGATAATCCTGGTGGATTAATACCTATTCCTATCAATCCAAAAGGCAAAGGGGTAGTACCATACGAACCTGGTATGGGTGCAATTAACGCAATAGATACCGAAGCACTCGATAACAATCATTTCAAGTCAGGTGACAAAATGATGGTGTATCATCCTACTACATGGGAGAAATTACACGAATTTGTAGTAGATGCAGATACAACCGTATCCGATACATCAATTTCGGTCACATCAGATACACCCGATGGAGATATACCAGTTGGGGCAATATTGGAACACAATAGCAAAGAGGTCGTAGAATCAGAAACAATACGAACTGAAAATTTAGTTTATTTGGGTGCAACATGGTCGAAAACAGTTTATTTGACTGAATCAGACTTTGCATCATCAATTTATACTCTTAATGGAACGGAAGGGATTACATTAGTCAATATTTCAGGCGGTGGCACTTATTACGTTGATTTGCCATTAAAAGCCAATTCAGAAAAGAATGGATGCGGATTAGATTTGATAGTTAAGAACTTGGCAGGAACAGTTAATTTACGAGTACCAGCAGGCGATTCAGGTGTTTATATTAAAACGACACAAGGCAGCACATCTACAAGTCTAAGCATAACAAGTGGCGATTCAATAAGAGTAGTTTACGATGTAGCCAATCAACATTGGCAAAAAATAACAATTTAACACATGGCAAAATACAGAAATCCTAGGATTGAACAAGAACTTCTTGAAGACGAAATGAAGGAGAAGGACCAGAAAGTTGTGGAGCAACTGAAGGAACCCGCCCCGACTCCCGAAGAAGAAAACTGGAAGACTAGGTATGGCGATCTTCGTCGAGGGAGTCAGGAGGCACTCGCTGCCAAGGCTCAGGAAATGAAGAACTTCGCCGTCAGCTAGAAGCTGTTAAAACTGGAAAAGTACGCCCCCCGAAGTCGGAAGCTGAACTTACTGAATGGATTCAGGAGTATCCAGATTTCGCAGATATCCTTAAGGTCTTTGTACGTAAAGAGATCTCCGAACAGACACAGGATATCAAAGCGCAGACTGTCAAGATTAAGAAGCAGGAAGCATTCCTCAAGTTGAAGGAATATCATTCGGACTTCGACAAGATCCTCCGAAAAGATAATGTTGAATTCCATGACTGGCTTTCTAATCAGTCTGAAATGGAACAGAGAGCAATCTACGACTCTTTTGAAAACGAGAAGAATCTCGATAAGAGGGTA